TATATAAAACACCAGTGTATCGTCTTGCGGGATTTTTTCTCCGTAGTCAATAATTTCTCTGACTTTTTGCCAGAACTCCGTGACTCTTTTTTTCGGAATATCAGACTGTTTAAAATTCAATGCGTATACGTGATGTTTTGTTTTCATACATCATATTTACGGCCGTCGTAAATATTGGACACACCGGAGAATTAAATGTTATTCAATATATTAATATCAGTTTTTGTCTTATGGAATTTTATAATGATCTGCGCAAATCGCGTAGAGATTTTGAAATCTAAATTTGATGTGGAGATGTTGCAAAAGAAAATGGTGTTGATCGTCAAATTGCAGGTGCAACAAGTCGATATCAACAAAAAATTACACGGCAACGATGTTAGTCATAATGAAATCATAGCGCAGTTAATTAGGGACCTTGGCTACGGTAATGCAACAGATACTAAACCGTCAAAGCCACGACTCTCTATAGTCAAGAATGACTCACGTGATAATGACTGAAGAGCGTAGAGCGATGCTCAGAATGCTCTTGTTAGCTGGCCAGAGTCAACATATAGCTGAGTACCACCGACTATTAGTGCTGTAACTGTCTTATAAGTCTAATAAGTGTGCGCCTGCGGGCTGCGTGGTGATGCTCTGGTGAGCTTCTGTATAGTTGCGTGAGCAGACGCTCCCGGTACTGATGTCGTGGCTCTGCTGGCTGTTGAGGCGTGATTTTGATGGTTTTTTGCATATTTTGTGGTCTCCTACAGTGATTTTAATATAGTTTTGAGTGGTTTGACAACGTTTTTAGAATGTTGTTGAGAAAATGTTGCAATAAGTTGTTCAACAACGTAAACTAATTCGTGATGAGTTACGTATATAAGGCCAGTGGAGGAACAATTCCTCCACTGGTTACTAATAGAGAGGGAATCTAATGTCGAAGAAGAAGGATCAACGAGGTTATAGGGACCAGACAAGTCAACCGAGTTACGAGGCTAGAAAAGAGAGGTCAGCTCGGGATCAGAAGATCAAGACACACGTGATGCAACAGTTAAAGAAAGATGAAAATCGTGGACTGTTGACGTATCTGCTATCAGGTGCCGAGTTTGAGATAGAAAAAAAGTCTTGAACAACACTATTGCGGAGCGACTAAATAGATGTGTAACTGAGATTGCTCGACGTTATAACAGAGAGCAAATTCAAAAAGTTTCGGATGAAACGGTCAGAAGACTAAATAGAAGTATACATAGCAGTAACAGTAGTAAAAAAACTTAACAGCGCGAAGAGCGCAAGGAGAATATGTAATGAGTAAAAAAAAATGAAAAGTCTGCAAGGGTATGTCCTTGTGGTGTCACCAAATCACCATCATGGGGTACGTTTAAGAATCATTTAAATGGTATTGAGGTTGTGTTATGCGCTAATTGCACAACTAGGTTTAAGTCTGATATTGATGCAGAGTTCGAGATAGGGAAGAAGAGGGATAAGTCATGATTGATAGGAATTTAATAAAGAAATATTCGGCTATTAAGAAAGCCAGTAACTCGCAACTGGAGGTGATATGGGAACGATTGATGATGGATATGAAAGATGCTTCAGAAAGCAATGATATCGAGAAGTATAACGAGACTGAGCGTCTAATGAAGTCATGGTTGAGACAACAACAGAATCGACTTGATGATGGTCGTATGAAGTACGCCAATCCTTCGACTGACGAAGAGATTGAAAAAAAGTTGATTGATCTTGGAGCACGACGAGTTATGAAGGGAGAAATATCATGATGATACCAATGACATTTTTTGATGATCTCGATGGACGTAGGATATTCAGTTACATCAAACAGGTTGAGACTATTGATAATACCCTGCAATTCACTAGAGTAATAAAAGACGAATTTAAATTAGAAGCTATTTGTCACTTAATTGAAAATCCTATAAATATCAACGTCAATGTGGGTATAAGCGAGGCTGGATCGATCACTGCTTGGAGTTGCATAGACCATGACTTTAAAGGCAAGACTACTGGCAACAACAGTAAAAACCTGCATGACAGTCAGATGCTCATATTTGATGTTATAGCTGGAACTGATATAGATGATGTATTGGAAGAGCTTGAAGATTGGAATTACATCATACACAGCATCCCACCGACTGAGAATGATGGTCGTGAGTATCGAGTGTACTTGCCATGTGAAACTCGTTTCGTTAAAAAAGATATGACAAAAAGACATGCAAAATTGAAGAAGATTTTCACCACAGCGGAGCCAACAGACTTAAAATCTGGCGTTGGTTTTCATAGTCCAGTCAAGGTTGTGGATGGATCATATTACATTGAAAAGCAGTTAAATCAAGAGAATTTTGATTTGTTTGATATACAAATCGGAAAAGTTATAAATAAAAATAAGCAAGTTGATATAACACATGGAGGACTTTTCGATGAGTAAGTCAAAATCAACAGAAATAAAATACGCAATGGTACGACCTGACGTAGATGGTGATAGGGAAACCAACAAGGGCGGTATAAGATCAGAAGATCAATTCACTATGACCTTTGGTGAGTTCTATGAACAGTTGAAATCACTTAAGATGGTGACTGACAATAAACACAATGCACCATACATATATCCACTAACTTTCAGAGATGATGATGACGTTGGACGAATGGAATGGAACGGTCAAGATGATTGTATTCGCAAGAAGTGGATGTATGGCGAAGACTATACGATGATCGTTGCTGACCATGATGGTGGTATGACTATCGAAGAAGCGGAACAGCGTTACTCCGAGTATGCGTATGTCCTACACACATCATTCTCACATAATTCACCAGATGGCAAGGGTGATATTGGACCACGATTCAGGATGTACTTTCCTTTGAAGCGACACATGGCAGTGGAAGAGCACCATGAACGTCGCGACGCTATATTCACTGATTTTCTGGATACTGCAAGGGTGGACAACAGCAACAGCTCTCGTGCCCGTGGTTACGTTGCTCCCGTAGCGCGTAAGGGTTACGAAGATGAATTCTACATGACCTACAATGACGGCAAATTACTTGATGCACTTGCGTTCAAGCGGGATCAAAAGATTATTGATCGTGAGAAGAAGATATCGAAGCAAGTAGGTAAAGTATTCAGTCCATCAACACAAGCCGATAAAGTAAAATTGGCTGAGATGATCTTCTATATCTTTGAGGATGGCGTTGAATACGATCCTTGGTACAAATTCATTAATTCAATGGTTGCTGCTGAGTTTGATGAGAATTGGATCAAGAATTTATCTGATGGTAGTTATGGTTCTATAGAATTCATCAATAATAGTCTCCAGAATATCGATCCTGATGATCGTGCTATAGGAAGTCTTATTAGGTTAGTGCAGGAAAATGGATATCCTGAATTTAGCTTGAATAACACTAGTGTTAATGTCGTTGATACTGTACTCGAAGATATGGTGGCAAAGAGTAAAGCAAATAAAGCGGCTCGTGTTGCTGCTGATGTGGATATCGATGATGATGATGATGAAGAAGAAGAAGAGTCACCTATAGTAAAATACACTCATGAACATTGTGCTCCGATTGAGTTGCATGACGGTGAGACATTTATAAAATCACCAAAGGGTACTGGTAAAACATATCAACTAAAATCACTCGTAGAGAAGGCTAGAGCCAAGGGTCTATCAGTGTTGAACATAGGACATCGGATCAGTCTACTTGCAGATCAATCCACTCGTATAGGTTTGGACAATTACAAGGACAGTACAGGAACCGATTTACAGAGCAGTGACGAACTTGCCATTTGTATCAACTCTTTACGAAGGATTGAAGAGCGAGTAATTTTCGGTAAGGGATATGACATTGTGTTGATCGATGAATGTGAGCAAGTTATTCGAACACTGGCTCAAAAGAAAGGGACTATCCACAGCAAGGACAGAGCAATGATAGCCCGACTCTTTTATAGAATTATCAAGTGTGCTAAACAAGTAGTATGTCTTGATGCTGATTTAGGCATGATAACAGTTGAAACGTTAATGATGATTCGAGGTGAAGTGGATATTGATGATTCGATGGTATTACCGAATATGATATTCCAAGAGAACGAATATAAGGTTAGTGGTAAGTGTATTGATGTATATGAAAATCAAGTGAACATTGAAAATCACATCAATCGTTGTGTAAAATCTGGTGATTCTGTTTTTGTTACAACCAATAGTAAAAATTGGGTAATGGCGTTCTCTACGCATCTTAGGGATCGAGGTATTAGGCACACTGCTATACATGGAGACAATTCAGACACTATCGAGATATTGGACTATATCAAGTATCTAGGATCGTTGTCTGAAGGTGAGAAGTTCGAGGGTGAGATAGTACTGGCGACTCCTTCGATTGGTACTGGTGTTGATATTCAAGGGTCGTTCGATCATGTTATAGGTATATTCAACTTCAACAATATCACTCACTCAGATTTTGACCAGCAGATGGCTCGTGTTAGACATGGTGGAGAGTACTCCGCGTTTGTCACCAAGCGACAATGTAGTGATTGTGTTGACGTTGATGTGATCAGAGACCTATTGGCGCGCAATGCTGCTCTGGTTGAAGAGTTATGTTCCGACATTCCGAAAAAGGATTCATCATGGTATGAGTTCCTCAAAGAAATTCATGTGAAAGTGGTTGCCGCTGATAATTTGGCCAAGAATTACGTATTTGGAAATTATGTTCGTATGAAGCGTGATCAAGGGTGGAAGGTGAATTATTTGGGAAAGTCGAGGAGGATAGGCAAGTCTGTCTATCCTCAGCAAAAAAGAAGGGCCGACAGAACTACATTGATAATATAAGAGCGGCTTATGTGATCGATGAAGATGATGCTAAGCGATTGCGTAAGAAGAAAGGTAAACGACTAGATGAGAAATTTGCATTATGTCGATATGATCTTGAACAGTTCTGGTGTGCAAGTGTTGAAGATGAAGAGCTGAGTATCATTGAACATGAATTTAATAAAGTTGGGTGGCTTGTGAAAGCTCGTGAGTGGTATGAGCGAGTTGATCAGGAATTAGAAGATTCTGATAGATATGATGTTGCTAAAAATCATGTGATTGACTATGGAACTCAGGTAGCGAAGAGAGAATTAATTGATATTGGATTGTCTAAGTTGGGTATTGATGGACCTGATTGTATTCATGTATTCTCGAAGAGTGCACCAAATGTTGAAAGGTTTAGTGATTGGGCTATACAAGAAGAGATGTCACATGATATCAAGGCATTGCTTGGAATGTCTGTGGATGGCGAGAGAATGGAGAATGAGCCATTACGAGTAGTTGGTGACTTCATTAAGAAAGCTGGGATGACTTTAACAAAGAGTAAGCAAGTGAGGGAGAATGGCGAGAGAATTCGTATTACTCAGCTTGATGTTGAGATTAATGAGGTCATTGAGTCAGCTATAACCCGTAGAACTCGTGAAGATTGGTGGGATTGATGTTAAGTGTCACGCCAGAAATCAGAGTTGCTCTAATAGTATAGAGTAACTTCAATTTCTGGCGTGACACTTGAAGTTGAACTCGTGAAGATTGGTGGGATTGATGTTAAGTGTCACGCCAGAAATCAGAGTTGCTCTAATAGTATAGAGTAACTTCAATTTCTGGCGTGACACTTGAAGTTGAACTTCAACATAAACCATAAATAACCACAACAGGAGAACACGACATATCAAATACATTAAACAAGAAAACGAAAGTCTATCCGACTTGATCAATGCAATGGTGAAGTTATGAGTATACATTCGTGGGATTTCACTCCAGCTAGGCTTAAGAGTGCGTAATATCATTACGATGTAATCCAGATGAATAAACTTATTGAATTGACCGAAGAGAAGATTGCATCTGGGTTGATGGTTGATATTGATCAGGAGAAAGAGGTACTTTCGATAATGATCGAACATAGACAGGAATTGTGTGACGGACTAATGCATGATCGAATACATGAGTTAATCCAACTATGACCTACCTAAGATATGAAAAATCTATGACATTCGATGAACTAAAAAACGCAGTTACACAGTTCTACAACTTTTATAAATAAACACAGGAGAAAAATAAAATGAACTTACACGCTGAACACATACAGAACGCTCTGACTATCCAACCTTCTCAGCAGCATGTACTAAAATTTATACAAAAATTATCACTAGAGCAAATCATCGAACAGATAGATTTAACAAAAACCACTCTAGAAAACTGCAATGGACTTTGGTACGAGCAAAACTCAGAGATATGCTTAGATGTTATTAATATACTAAACAACCAGCGACGATATTTAGAGTTTCTACGCAATCGTGAGTTAGATGAGATGGCGAACCTATGACAATCAACACAGACCTATCTGAGAGCGTCCTGAAGACATCAGACATCAAACGCTATAGCAACCACCAGACTCACCTCCAAGCAGTCTCTACGATGCTCACAAACCGATATACGAAGCTCGATAAATTATCTAAAAAGCGCGCGACTTACGGGACTATTAAGATGACTGAACAATTACTAGATGAGACTGATTATCTTTACGGGATCTGGCGAGTTGCATATGCGCTTTGGCAGTTAGATATGCTGTGAGTGACAATCTAAAAATATTGAATGATGCAGAGTTACAGGAATTTATTGATCTTACTCAATCAATATCAAATCGTGAGCAACGACGTCTTGTAAAGCAATTAAAATTAGGTACTGCATTGCGGTTTTCTACTGAAAATAAAAGATTCTCATATTTAAGAGATTGCACTGTTATGCAGATGCACGTGGAAGCACTGTTAGAGATATAAGCTTGTTTTTTGCTGAAAGTGAACAAAAAAGTGTAGTTATTTTCAAAGTATACCTACAGCCCTTTGTCCTACTCGTATCAGAAAGCGTAGGATAAAGGAATCAGAGTGTCCCTGAGTAATTACCCTCGTTTTCTGCAGAAACGTAGGACAAAGGACTATCAGAGACTACTATTCAGAGGCTATTTTCCAACCTTTCACTACATTCCGATAGTAGATTCTATAGCCCTCTTTGACGCCACTATAGGCACCCGAATTCCATCCACCTTTGACGGGCAATCCACGACACATTTCGTTGAAGTGGTACTTGCTTTGTATGCCATGCTCAACAGCAAACTCCATCGGATCATCAAACGTGTACTCAACACCTTCTGGTGACACTACAGTGTAATTACTCATCAGCATTGGACTCCTGCTCAGTATCCAATCTTATAAGCTTACGCAGCGCCTCGTGTCGTTCTAACTCTGCTAATACTTCTATTAAATCTTCAAACATAAATATATCCTCTTCTGGTTATATCTATATTTACGATTTATTGTCCTACTGGTTACCTACGTATATTTTTGGATAGCAATTTGACAATTTTTCAAAATCCAAAAATGCAAAAACGACTTTTGAAATCCCGTATATAGCAGTATGAAAATTACACTCGAAGTTGACGCAGACAAATTGCTACCGACGACTAGCTACGTATCAGACAGTAAATTATCTATACTTGTTGATATTACTAAATTAACAGCCATCGCTGAAAAATTAAAAGAAATTACGGAAATACTGGAACCGACATCCGACTAATTACGTATATAGTCATGTTAAGTTTTTCCATAGTTGAAATGATCCCGCCGACTGACTACTCTCCTAGGTTTTTCGGTGGGTTTCATTTTTCATTTTTTATCTTCATCAGGCTCTGGTGGTACTCGCCTCACTTCTGGTAACCACGCATACCGGATTTCATCAAGCCGACTCTCAAAACCTAACTCTATAAGCCTCGCTACTGACTCTTCGGTATCTGCAAATCGTTGTATCCATACCGGACTTTTGAAAGCGTACTCTTCGGGAAGTCGTGGATCTATAGTCATAGTTGTCTTAAGATGTTTTTTGTAATTTCGAGTATATTTATTTGTAGATGTCTTACTCAAATTTACAGCTTCTGCTAAATCACCTAAGTTCAAAATTAACATCGGCGCAGGTGGATCGCGTGGATCGTCATCTTGTTCAATCCACTCTACAACGTACACGGAATGATATACATCAAAATCTTGTGGCTGCAGACTTTTACCGCCGGTATTAGACTTACTTATAACTGTAATAACATGAGACATACAACGAGACAATCGCTTAAGCTCCCGTCGTTGATCAGGATCTTCTAAACTCTCAGACAATTCTCGTAGATCTGAACACAGATCAATTGCATATTCGTATTGTTGTTTTTTGTAATTTGGATTTGGTTTTTTGCGGATTCTAGATCGAATTTTACGCTTCTGGTCTTTACGCATTTTGAGTATTTAAAATCTCAAATTAAGACAATTGTATTTTTGTATTTTTAATTAACAATATTTGAAAATATGATTTCCGAAATATTGAATTTCTAAAAATCAGAATTTTAAGATTTCAATTTCCATAATTATTAAAAATCAAATATCGAATTTGATACATCGGAAAAACCGAATCAATCATTCGAGATTTTTTTCGAGCGTCTGGCGGGATTTTTTCCCCATTTGAAATTCTAGCCAAAAATACGAGTGTGTGAGTCAATATTTACGTTTTACAAAATAACACAGCCCGTTTTCCACTTTTCAACACCATCAAAACCACTCTATAATAGTCTCTTACCGCCACTGCTTAGTGCAGTGATGTTTGCAGTCTGATGTTTGCAGTCATTGCAGATAGTCTGAAGTGCTCTAACAATATTTTATTTTCTTTAATACTTTCAACAGTTTATAACAGTTTCAAACAGTCAACATACAATTTACAAACAGTCGGGAGATCATGGGTGACAGTAGCAGTAGTTTTCCTACCCTGAATTTTCTGCAGTATTGTGCAGTTTCCAGAATTTTTCTGCATAATTTTGAACTGTGTGGAATTGTCGGGGACTGTCGGGGACTGTAGAGGACTGTCAACTCGTCGCTAACATTTGCAGTATTGTTTGCAGTCAAATCCACCAGCGATTGACCAAGCACCCCGTCAATACGCTAGATATCGCACCATATATACCCCCGACGAAATTTCAACAACAACATTGTTCAACAACGTTTCAAAAGTCAGCCCTGACTTTCCTTACGTCAACAACAATCTCAACAATACTGCAAACAACATTGCACTAAACAAATTAACAACGTTAAAAACTACAAAAGTCACCCACAATTGTGCTATATTCACTAAATACATTCATAACAACGCCTAGGAGACGTTTATGAGCACCAAATCAACAAAATCAGCCGACTATCACCCACGTCTAGAGCCATTTGCCCGCAAAAACACAAAAATACTCTATGTATCCATCCCGATAAATGGCAAAAACCATCAGCGCTCCACCGGACACTCTGATATGCACCTTGCACGTACTAGAGCGCAAGAAATGTACCGTGAGATGCTCGACAAGCACACTAGCAACATTTCAGGCCAGATCATCACTCTTGAAGAAGCCTGTGACAATTTTCTAAAATTACTCGACAGTGACGACCCTGCTGACGACTTAAAAGCAGGATCAAAATCAATGTACCGCACTGCAACAAGACGCTTGCAGGGATGGAAAACCCATGGCTCAATCAGACACAATGTGACACCTCTCGCCGCATCAGACGCCAACTTAAATACAATCACTCAGATCGATGTAGACAATTTCCTCAAATCTACAAAGGCCGACTATGGCAGCCATGATACCTACCAAGCCTTTTGCGGCAGATTCAATCGAATTCTAAAATGGTGGCTATCAGACCAAACGCCTGCAGACGAAAACGAAGCTAAAAAACACAAAGGCACTTACAAAGTCAAATACTCAGTCAAAGCCCTGAAAATTCCAACACACAAAACAATGTCAGCATCAAAGCCGACACAAAAACTTTTCAAACCAGCGAAGCGCCGTGTACATGTGTTTGAAGACTATCAAATCGACGGCATTCTAGACTATCTATATAAGAGTAAAAATCGCGGCAATTATTGCTATTTTCTCGCACTAAACAATTTACCTATACGTGTTGATGAATGCGCAAGGCTCCAGTGGCACAATATAGACTACGAGCGCAAACGCGTCTGGATCGAGCGAGACAAGGGCAGCACGGACGGTCACGCAGATCTCCCGGACCATCTAATAACAGCTCTGAAACAACAACAAGACGATACTAAACACTTAAACAGTAATTATGTATGGCCGTCGAAAAATAGCAACACTGGCTACCGATCAGTGAAAAACCACTGCTGGCTAGAGCGCGCTATGAAATCACTGCCAGAGCATCCCAACTCACCAGACAATCTGGAAAAACGCAACGGTGAAAAATTAGTCTTGCATAGTTGCCGCCACACTCTCGCATCAAAACTCATTCAAACAATGGAAACTGTGGAAGTACAAGAATATTTTGGCTGGAGTAGTGTCCAAATGGCTGAGCGCTATATTCATTTCAAGTCAAATAAGGTAGCCGCCAAAGCCGTCAAATTTCTTAATTTTCTTGAAGATCAGAAAAAACTGAATAAAATTTGATCAACTTCACTAAATAGCTATAATGTTGTCGAAACACGTTGACAACATATTAGCAAACAATTACTATAAACGTACTTCAACAATAGTTGAACTTAATAACTTAACAAACACAAATTCATAGGAGAATTTAAAAATGCACACAATAGATCAAACAAATTTATCAGAGTCGATACTTTCAGATCGAATTAGCTTCGACGTAAAAATTGTGGACGAAATCTGGGACACATCAGACTCAAATAACAAAACTTATTATATAGAAGCGAAGCACGGAGACATCACTTTAAATTTCGAAGCTAATGTCAATTTTGAATTTGACGAGTATGGAAATCTCGCTACCATGCGCAATCCGCTAAGCACACAACTAGTATGGAATTTCGAAATTACTACTTTCGCAGAGTCATCGCCAGACAACACAGAAATTAAAAATCTCGAAATACACGACGGTGACGATGACGATCCGTACTATCTTTCTAATAGTGAGACTATCGAATTCATAATTGAAAACACAACACTTGGTCTTGGTGTCGAAAGGCTGCTAGAGAAAGTCATCAAAGAGGCGTACCCCCGTAGCTTTGACTCACTTGAACAGGTCGAAGATCTTGATGAGCTATGTCAGTGGATGCGAAGTCATAGTGACTTCGAATATATCGGTGACAATCTACCCACTTTTGAAAAGAAAGACAGCGCTCCAGACGCTCCAGAGTACTGGTCATATGATGATCATTTTATGATTGTCGGAGACAACTGGCACGATGCCGATGTTGTTCCAAGATCATATTTCGAATAACAATCTAATAAACTTTAACAATCAAATTCATAGGAGAATTTAAATGTACGACAATCTTATAATAAACGTCCGCGAAATCTCACAGATAGCAGTAGACATACTCAATTCTGATGCACTTTGGGAAAAACTGATCACAGAGACAAATTTCACGCTACACAACTGGATAGGTGTACAAAACACAACTATCGACACACGTTTCGATGTTGTGGGTAGAAATTTGAAAATCATCGCACCAGATGCACAAGTGTGGCTGCAGCCAATGGTCGATGAAAATGGACATCTAATGATACGCATACAACGAGAGTGTCCTGATACATTCCACTATCAGTACATCTACAGCGATGGCACATACGCAGCAATTGCTGACGTTGATGAAACTGCACTATGTTATTTTGACTATTTAGCTATTCAAAAAGCAGCTTAATTGACAAAAGGCTCGGAATATCAAACCTTCCGAGCCTTTCAAAAAAACTTTTTTCAAACATACTAAAACTATAAATAAACTTAACAATCAAAAAATTCATAGGAGAATTTAAATGACTAATTTTGAGAAATTAAATATCGGCGGCCGGATCGTTAGCACATTGATTGAAGACTACAACAAAGTATATGAAGACTACGTTCATCCAGACTACGATATGAGCCAAGTCGAGTTACATGTCGAGTTAGCTCCCGACTACGTTTTCGCAATGCAATATACTGATGTGGGTTATTCTACAAAGCTACTGGATCAAAAACACTTGTTGGACGATGAGGATATAGAGATACTAAAAAACAGCTTTGGTATTTCTCATGATTCGGGCGCTATCGAGATCATAACTGACTATCTAATAAGTGTTGGTGTAATATCAGATGATGAATGTGAATACGTCGGTGATAGTGATGATGTGTGCCACGAATTCATCGAATTGCTTGATGAAATACACGGCCTGAAGAATGAGTATTTTAATTATCTTAAAGCCGAAGCAGCAAAATCAGTTTCAGTGGAGGCTTTAATGTACCAATACATTTGCGGATCTACAGATAACAGCGATCTCGCAGAAGCGGTGGAAGAAATTGAAAAAATTCACACCGACCGGGACGATATACTAAAACGTTGCATCGACTATCGTAATTCACTTTGTGAGTATTTTCACGGCTGCTTTTTACACGACGACGCTGTATGGGCAGTATACCTGCCATGGCTTGATGGTCTTGATAATGGTGATGAATACTTTAGTGAGAATGAACGTTTTGGCTGGAATGAAGACGGCGACGAAATCCGCATGGTCTGGAGCTTCCCTGAGGTTAAGGGAGTGGATACTTGCTTGTCTGAAATCAATTGGGACGATGAAAAATTTGTAACAGTTGAAGTGTTATAAATTTGGGAACAATTTTATGGAGAAAAAAAATATGACGACAAAAAGAAACTTCGGCGACCCAAACTGGCGCTTGCAAAACTATCTCGACAATTGCGAGCGAACAGTAATTGAAGCTGCACTCAGGAAACGCCAGTGGTCAGTCACCAAAGCTGCAAAACTACTTGGTGTAAAACGCACAACACTATGCGCTAAAATGACACGGCTGAATATCAAGCGTAAATACCGAATGTAAATACCTCGTTGTTGTGGTAGATCGGATCTAGGCTCCTTCGGGAGCCTTTTTCTTGCCTGCAAAAAACTTGCAACTCGCGTATATAAAATCTCACACAGAGATCAATATATGAGCCAGATCGACCATCTTTACTATTTCAAATCTACATCATGCGCACCGTGCAAAACAGTATCAAAAACTATCAGCGAATACGTCAAAGACACAACTGCTATCAAAACGACCACTATAAATATCGACGACGACTACGCATTTGATTTTTGCGCTCGTTTCAGTGTCAGAACTGTACCGACAATTATTGCTATAGACAAAAACGACAACGTACTAAGTCGTTTCGACGGCTGCAGCCAAATGACTTTAGAAAAATTACTTGGCTTATAAATCGACGTATATAGTGTGATGGAAAATTTAAAAACACGTTTAGAGTCAGTCATAAAAGAGCTTAAGAGTATCATCGCTGCAATGTCAGCACCTACAGAAGATCCAGCACCTATAGTAGATCCAGCACCTAAAGACAAATCCCCGCTGACCATGGAACCTGCAAATCCAGATCAAATGTTTACTCACAACGGAGTTGATTTTTACGTCGCAGATACCCAACGCAAAGCAAAACTCGGATTTGAAGTAGCATACGGAAAATGGCCAGTTGATACTGATCCCGTCAATGGAAAATGGTACTCAGCATCACAACGTTTTTCACCAGCTGATGTAGAACAATCACAAACACAATCAGTAAATCTCACACTAATTCCTCACGCATCAGATCAAGTTGGTGACGGCTGGACACAGACTCCTGACGGAGTTATATGGACTGCTGGCAATCGATACAGTTCCAAAACTCCGGGAATAAAAACTGATGGCGTCCTGCATTTTCACCTCGATCTTGAACCGGGCAATTACGTCATACGAATAAGTGCCCGAGCTGCTAAACAAACTCCGGGACGGCATGATCTACACAACGACGTCTGGTTCTTGCTGGATCGTAGCAACAGCGAAGTAATTTTCGGTTTGCGTAAACATTTTTTTTCTGGCCGTGGTCAGTGGACAACATCAACATCAGCAGAAGTTGGTCATACAAAATTACGCAATGAATTCAAAATTGAAAAGGCCGGTCGGTATGTACTCACTATGAGCGGACGATCTAACGCTGCAGAAGTCAGTAAAATAGAAATAATTTCAGAGTAAAAAATCTCACGTATATAGACTCCACACACACACACACAAGGAGAACTATATGCAAAACAAAAAACAAGAACAACAAAAGATCATGACAATCTATCTGTTTCCTGACGACACAGTAGATGACATACTGCATCAAAAAGTCGAGTCATTGCGAGACGATCCGGACAAACCATCTGATCACTTCTCGTGCATGAAAATTTCAACTTTCATCAATGGTACTTATCATCGCCACACTGGAATGTTTGATAGAATAAATTTTTGTCACGGTGCGAAACTCCACGATCTTATTCATGCTGCAGTCAATGAAGCTCTGGCAAATCGCACAGCAGCGTAACAATGCAAGCATTGCAACGGAACAACTGGCCAGCCAATCGTATTCGCGACATACGTAGATTTTACGGTAATGAAGGCGAGAATCAATGCAAGCTTGATACTCCATATCCGGTATATCTTGCGTGGCAGCCAGACAAATATATAACAAGATTTACCTGCCATGAAAAAGTTGCGGATTCTCTATATCGAATTATGCAGCGCACTCTTGACTATTATGGTATCGATGAGATCCAACGTTTAAGAATAGATGAATTTTCAGGCTGTTTGAATGTAAGAAAAGCACGAGGAAAGCAATGGATCTCGCGGCATAGCTTCGGATGTGCTGTTGATTGGCTCTATACCGAAAATAGACTTAAGCAGCCATTTGAAGACTCCGCTTTTTCACATCCCGACTATGACGAGTTTCTAAACTTTTATGAGTATGAAAATTGGCTTGTCGGTGGTAGAAGATGGGGCCGAGATGCTTGCCACTTTCAAGCAACTCAGTAATGCCAACTTTTATACTCAAAGCACTGCCATTCTTTTCAAAGATACCGCTCGCATACATCTTACTAACAATTGTTATCTATCAAAATCTCATAGACAATCGTTGGCTAATACTCCAGACAATACCAAATCTTGAAAACAAAATCGAACAATTAGAAATTATCAACGACAATCTAGAGCAAGATAACAAAGATCTATCTTCAAGCATCACCAGACAAAATGCTGCTCTTATAGCTATTCAACAACAGTCAGAGACATCATCAGAAAAGTTACAAGAGACGATCAGAGAGCTTTCAAAACGCGGGAAAGAAACAATCAGATATATAGAATCCGCGCCGATAGTTGACTCTAGTTGCGAAGCGAGCATGCAATATCTCTATGATCAAGCACCAAAATTAATTTTCGATGACTAAGATACTACGCTTAAAAGCTCTGTTGCTTATTTTACTAGTCACGAGCAGCTGTAGTGCAAATCCATTTCGACCCGTTGAAGTGCAGATACCCGTGCAGGTTAAGCCAGATATTCAGATACCGTATCGACCGCTACTTGCAATCACTGACGTACCAAATTCTCCAAATACTGACTATAAACTAATAGCTAAATCCTACGCAGTGACTATCAAGCAACTACTAATTCATATTGAGCAGTTGGAAACTATTATGGAAGAAATTACAGAGTAATAGCCATCTCACGTATATACCTCTGAGCAAATGGTTGCTCGAAGACATTCACACACACACAAGAATGTAATTTTCATGGGAAAATTAGCATGGCAAGACCAAAAGCTAGTACGGTAGCACTACGCGACAAGAAATACACAGATCGTGTACAGAAAGAACCTCTCGAAATAAAATTTGCTGAAGACTCTCCAGCAGTCGCTAAAGTACGCGAAGAAATGGAAGGCTTGCTTCCGCACGAATTACTCATGCGAACATCAAAAGGTATGCCGAGTATCGTGACATTTCCACATTGCGAGATGGTCGGAACTAACGGCGATTTTATAATTACGCAAATACCAAAGCTGATTTTTCCGACTCTACAAGAGCAGATGAAAGCACAGTCAGACGCTGCATCATACACAAGCCCGAAACTTCAAGCAGTACAAAAACAATCTAAAAAGAAAGTAGTCCATCAAGTTATGGAAGTGCCTGCAATTAATGCAGATGACTGGGAACAAGCAGCAATAGAATCTCAACAAGACTTGCAAGACAAGGCAAAAAAGCTTGTTGAGTAATACAGCAATAGAACTACCAAACGAAGACGAAGACGATGAATACAATATAGTGTTCAAGCCGCTACCCGGTGCTCAGTCTATGATGCTTTCATGTCCTGCACAGCGGCAATTATTTGTAGGCACTCGCGGATCTGGAAAAACTGAAATCACTCTGGCGCATTTTAGAAAGTATGTCGGTATGGGCTATGGCCCATTTCTTAAAGGAGTATATCTCGCAACATCATATAAAGGCCTTGACGATTTAATAACAAAATCTCAACGAATGTACGGCGCATTTAACGATGGCGCTAAATTCCTCGCAAGCGCTGGCTCAAATTATTGGAAGTGGCCAAGTGGTGAGTCTCTACTATTTCGAGTTATAAATAATGAAGCACAATACAATTCAATTCTCCACGGGCACGAAGTATCGCATATATACTTCAATGAATTATCAAGTTGGCCTGATCTTAGTGTTTATGACTTAGTACATAGCTCAAACCGAAACTCTTTCGAGCCAGAAAAACACAGCCCCGTGGATGAAGAAACTGGAGAAATGACTCTTCTACCAGAGCTAAAAAATTTCTCCATAGCCACAACAAATCCTTATGGGCCTAGTGCGAGAGACATTAAAGAAAGATTCGGAATTGGAACTGTCCCTTACGGAAAAATAACAACGCGCAAGACAGAGGCATACGATCCAATTACACAAAAAATAGAAACTTATGAGCGCACACAATGCGCAATATTCTCAAGTTGGATCGAGAACACGTATCTGAAAGGGTACGGATCTGAATTGATGGATGTGGCAGATCCGGCTAAAAGAATCGCTTGGCTGACGGGCGAATTTTCCCAAAATGACGATACTCTGATGTTTGGAGACGTATTTGATAAGCGCTTCAACGTAGTCAATGATTTTATGCCACCGCAGCAATGGAAAATCTATCGTTGCTTCGACTATGGATCAGCAAAACCTTTCGCGGTAATTTGGGCTGCGATCTCTGATGGCTCTGATGTAATGATCGACGGAGAGCTTGTACATACAGTTAAAAACGACATATTTTGTTTTAAAGAATGGTATGGCTGGACTGGTAAAAAAGATACCGGAGTACGCATGCTTGCAACGCAAATTGGAAGAGGCATCATCGAACGCGAGCTAGAAATGGGAATTTATGGTCACGTAAAACCCGGGCCGTCTGACAGTGCCATCTTCAATGTCGATAACGGCCATAGCGTCGGACGAGATCTGGCAGAAAAAGTTCGTATTGATGGTACAACGTATAAAGGTCCAACATTTCTAAAATCAGATAAATCACCCGGCACTCGAAAAACTGGATACGAGCGTATGCGAATTGCTTTTGCCAACGCCCGAAAGTTTGAAGGTGTTACGCGAGAAAAACCGGGCTTGTTTATATGTGAATGCTGCGATGAAGGAATACTTCGCACCGTACCCGCGTTACAGAGAGATCCGGATCGAGATTTTGATACCTTGAAGTCATCAGAGGATCATTGCTCAGATGTCCTACGTTATCTGTGCAATTCAATGTCTCAACATTTCTCTGAGTCACGAGTACTCGGACAATACTAAAAACCACTATAAAAAACGTATATATACTCTTAACACACGAGAGTATATATGCTGAGAGCCGAACATCCCTGTTTTACTGCCATGCTAGAAGAATGGGAAGAGCTAGCTGATCTTATTGCTGGACCTTCCGCAGTTAAAGCTAAATCTGCAGTGTACTTAAAGCCGACAACGGGCATGCAAATTGACGGAATGCTACCCGGACAAATTGGCTTTAAAAATTACGAAGCTTATAAAGATCGAGGCACTGTACCGCATATTTTTGAGACTGCTGTAAAACGTATTCTCGGAGTACTGCACAGATATCCAGCATCTGTAACTCTACCCAAATCGATGGAAAGTCTGTTTACAGATGCGACTGGCGACCATACGACTATCTATGAATTTATCCGAGCCATTAATGAGGAACAATTAAAATTCGGCAGAGCCTCGCTGTTGGGAGACATCGCCATTGATCCTGTTACAAAAAAGATCCGGCCTATAGTAAAAATTTACAAGAACACAGCCGTACCGATCTGGTCTTGTGACGATGACAATAAAATCAACTATGTCGTATTGAATGAAACAGCACATCAACTTGATGAAAACTATAAATACTCTGAAGTAAAACAATATCGAGTTATCCGACTGCTACCCGATGAAGATGGAAACTTTCGATACGTCACTGCAACAACAAATGACGAGTCTGCAAACGTCGATGCACTCAGTTATATCGCACCAAATGCTCAGGGTAAAACATTACCTCTGATGCCGTTTTCGTTTGTAAATGCTGGCGATACTCACTGCGATATCAGCGCTCCACCATTGTCAGCTTTGAAATCATCATGTCTGACAATCTATAAACTTACCTGTGACTACCATCTTAATTTACACTCCATGGCGAATGAGACTCTTGTAATTTCAGGAAGAAAATTCGGCCAAGAAGACGAAGATGTCAGGACTGGATACGGCGCAAAGATCGAACTTCAAGAAGGCGGTAGCGCATCATTCATCGGAGCATCATCGCTCGGTTTGCAAGAGACACGAGTAGCAATTGAAAATGAATATGAAAAGGCGCATCAACTGGCAACAATGCAATCTCCGCAGAGTAAATCAAATAGAGATTCCAGTACTGCGATTTCACTTCGCGAAGAATCGATGCTCGCAAGCTACTCACAGATGGCAATAGCAGGAGCGCAAGCACTGGAAAATGTACTTCGACAATTAGCTCCACTATTCAACGTTGCAAACCCCGAAAAGGAAATTGAAGTTCGAGCTAACTTGCAATTTACTAATTCTGTTCTCGGCTCTTCTGAGATACTCGACTTAACTACAAGCAAGCAAAATGGTCTTAAGATCTCAGATGCAAGTATGCACAAGTTGTTGCAGAAAAAGGGAATCGTCGAAACAACTTTTGACGAAGAGCAAATACTATTGTCACAAGAAGAACAGCTGCTGTTTGACGAGTAACGACAGTGGCAACAGTCAATGAAACGATTTTCGACATCTTCGTCAGACGTCAGCTATATCTTATAAATTACGCAAACAATCTCAGTAAAGAGTCAGGAAAGCTATTAAAAAACACTGATGAAAAAGCCGAGCAACTACTTTTGTTTTATGCAACAAAGCTTGAAGGCATACCAATAACATCACCTAGGTATAAATCAACAGTAAACAAACTTTTAAAAGAGCTGACTAAGCTCAGAGCACCAGCATATCGCGCACTTCGCACAACACTACCTGATGAGATGCTAGAGCTATCGCAGATAGAAGCGATATTTGCAGCTACAACAATTTCAAACAGTCTGCCACTTGCCGAACCACTCGAATTCAAACAACCAAAAAAAGACGATTTAAAACAAACAGTCAAAGACATCACTCTACCGCAAGGACAGACTATCGACGAGTCTATCGAAGAGCTTGAAAATCTCGACGCAAAGCGTATGACAACTCAATTATCAACAGCAATGCGAGCTGGGTCTACTCCAACTCAAGCTGTAGCCCAAGTGAAAAAAGGCGCTATCAAACATGCAAAAAATGCATTATCGACAATTGCTAGTACATCAGTTATCAGTGTATCAACTCAAGCAAGATCTAAACTATACGAGACTAATAAAAACTTTGTTAAGCAAGAGATCTTCAGAGCAACTTTAGACAGCGGTACGACTCCCGGCTGTATTGCCCTTGATGGTAATTTGTTTGATGTAGGCGATGCCGGAAGACCACGAATACCACGACACTATAATTGCAGATCAATTTATCTACCTTATCTAGATCCGAATAGTTATTGGGAAAGGCCATTCGATCCGACTACTGAAAAGATTCTACTATCAGAGTATGCAAAGAAAAATAAACTAAAAAATATCAAATCTAGAGCAGACTTACCCCGTGGTGAAAAAGGCACTTTTGACAAATTTGCAAGGCAACAACGCCGTGCAAGAATTGGCCGAGTGCCCGAAAAAACAGACTACAATTTGTTCCTTTCCAAACAGTCCACTGATTTCCAGAATGAAGTGCTTGGTAAGAAGCGAGCAGCGCTATATAGAAAGTCTGGTCAGCCAATTTCTAAGTTTGTAAACGGCCAAGGAAAGTTTATAAATCTCGATGAATTGAAGGCCAGACTTAACTCATAAAATCCGTAAATACAAAACACACACAGGACACACACATGTTACTAGAAAAATTTGAAAAAGTAGAAGATATTCCAGCAGGATTTGAACATTTATATAAAGCTGACGATGATGGCTTTACGCTACTTCCAGCAGCTGATATAAAAACACAAACTGATGTAGATAAGATCCACTTAGCACTTCAAAGAGAGCGCACTGATAACCGAACAAACAAACAAGCGCTACAAGCTTTTGCAGGTCTTGATGCTGATGAGGTCAGAACACAACTCGATGAAATCGAAAGTCTCCGAGCATCAGCAACACCAGACGCAAGCGTGGAAGATCAAGTCACCGCTGCACTCAATAGTAAAACAGCTCCATTGCAACGCGAGATTGATAAGTTATCAAAAGAGCTAGAGATGCGTGATGAACGGATCAATGAGTATGAAACTACTAACAGAAAATCAAAAATCAACGAGTCAGTACAAGCAGCGCTCAACGAAAGTAAAGTTAGACAAGATGCTATGAGTGAGTTACTTAGCTCCGCTAGTCATCTATTTGATATTAACGATGAAGGCGCTGTCGTCACAAAAGATAATGTTGGCGTTGATGTTGGACTAACTCCGGAGCAATGGATCGAGAATAAGAGAGAGCACCAGCCGTTTTATTTTCCTGATAGTCAGTCAGCTGATATAAAAGGCTCAGCTAATACTGCAAGCACTATTACAAATCCATTTGCCGAAAAAACTTATAATTTAACGCAGCAGACGCAGCTTAAACGTGACAATCCAACTCGCTATGCAGCATTAGCAAAAGCGGCAGGCGTTGAAGTTTAAAAAAAATAATTAACAATTACGTATATATGTCAAACGATTAGCATTTATCACTGCATGCGCAGTATTAATCTGACTATATCAACAATCTAACAACGTAGTACAAGCGCTTTTTCGGGATGGCCCTACCAGCGTTTGAAATCATAGGGCCGCAATCCGTCTTAAAAAGTCACTGCAGCTCGAATTACAACAACTGCAAACTAACAAGAGGAATTGCAAATGACCGTCAGAATTTCCGATGTAATAGATCCGTCGCTTTTTACAAGCCGGGTACAAGTTCTAACCGAACAAAAATCTGCTTTTATTAGCTCCGGCGCATTCCAGCGCTCACCCCAACTTGACGCATTTCTTGCCGGTCCCGGCTCGAAGATTGACGTTCATAGCTACCGAGATCTGGACGACTCCGACGAGAATATCTCTAGTGATGATCCGGCAGTAAAATCAACTCACGATGGCATTCAAACTCAGACAGAAGAGACTGTCCGACTTTCTAGAAATAAATCTTGGAAGACGATGTCCCTAGCGCGAGAATTGGCTCATGCAGATCCTGCTAATGCTATTGCAAATCGGGTAGCCGCATATAAAATGCGCAAACTACAAGCATGTGCTCTTGCGGTAACTAAAGGTGTTTTTGCAAACAATCTCGCTAATGAGGACGATATGGTACTCGATATTTCCGGTAGCGCATATAGCGCTGGTGTAACTAACATCTCGCCGTCGGCGCTGATCGACACCACAACTTCGCTTGGAGACTCTTCTGCTGATTTAGATATTATAGTAATGCATAGTTTGCCATTCGCTAATTTGCAGAAGCAAGAACTTATCCGAACTATTACACCCGCCAACGGCGATCCAGCATTCTCAACTTTCATCGGTAGACGAGTAATTGTCGATGATGCTCTAGCTCCAGAGTCTGCTGGCGTTTACAACACTTACGTGTTCGGAGCAGGCTGTTTTCAGTTCGGTTTGGGTAATCCGACGGTTCCCACAGAAGTCGAATCCTTGCCATCAGAAGGCAACGGGCATGGGGGTCAGGCATTGTATCATCGTTGGGAATCGTGTTTTCACCCCACCGGGATGAAATATACCGGCGGCAGTAACCCAAGCAATGCGGTACTAGAAACGGCCGGATCTTGGAGCCGAGTTTTTAACGAGCGTAAAGCGATCAAGATGTGCATGTTGACTCATCGCGAATCGTAAACCGAGTGTGTGATTGTCGGAGTCCTTGTGGCTCCGGCATTCTTTTTATACTCAGTACTACCAAAAAAACACACACAGGAATTTAAACAATGACCGATGAAAATCAAGACCAAGAAGCTGTAAAACAAAAACCAAAAAAGAAATCCGCAGCTAAGAAAGAAAAATCTCCAATTGAATTAATTAAAGAACTTAGAGTAAAAACTGCTAAAACGCTTAAAGATTTGAATGAAGCAAAAGCACAATTCGACGAAGCTCAAGCTGAAGAAATTGCTGCTATCAATGCGAATGCGAAGACAGTAGATCGTGCAGCTGTACAACGAGCTGAAATCAAACGCAATCAAGCAGCCTCGATCAAACAACGTCAAATCGAAGCTGATCGTAAATCTAAAAAATAAAATATGGCACTAACAGTAGAGACTGGCACTGGCACTGATCAATCAGCAAATAGTTATATAACTATTACAGAGCTGACTGATTTTCTGAGTGCGCGAAATCTATCTGTAACTGCTGGTACTGAAGAGGCACTGATACTACGTGCTACAGACATACTTGAACAACAAAACTACAAAGGAGTTAAACAGACTCCAGACCAGCCACTCTCTTTTCCGCGATCAAAAATTGCTGACAAAGAGAATGTCAGATATCGCGAAAGCACAATTCCGAAAGAATTAAAAACTGCGACTATCTATCTGGCATGGTATCTAGAGAAAAATCCTAAGTTTTCAGATATCTCCGGGCCGATGATCAAGAAAAAAGTGATCAGTTCTATATCTACTGAGTTCGCAACCGGAGAGGGAGCTGTTATCAAAAAGACAACTATCAAAGATCTGCCATTGGTCATCAACGAAATTAAACATTTACTAGCAGTCGGTACAAGCGGTGGGAGAGTTTATCGTGGCTGATAGAAATCTTGACGATGCACTTGATGCCGCTGTTGAGATTGAACAAAACGGTCGTCAAATTATTTTGCAAACTGCAAATACAACATCTGGCACCGGTCCTGTGTTTGACCGAAATAGAAATAACGATCAAGGCGAACCAACAGAAGAAGTTATATGGGCAGTACAAATTAATTTTGAAAACGAACTTATCGACGGCGCGATCATTCGAACAACAGATCAGCAATTCTTG